ATATCCAAACTCATCACCTTTTTTGTATTCAAAGTAATAGTTTGTATTGTTTAGATTATCGCCGAATTTAATTGTGAAAGTTTTTTGAAATAACATTGGTTTGTTTGGTTTGCTTACAAATTAATTATAATATAATTGATTAGTATTGTCAACTATCCTTTTCCTTCCAGTGTTGAAATTCTAAATCAAATCTTTTTAACATTATTATTTGTTCATCTTCTGTAAATTGATTTAATATTTGTCTCCGTTCTTTTTCCGTAAAATGCTTTAATAACCAAGGTTCATGAAAAAATAAACTCTTACTCATTTGTATTAACATCATCAAACATTCTTGTTTTTGTTCCTCGTTCAAATGTTTTGTAATACGTTCCCATTGTTCCTCGGCTTTCTTTGCTTTTTCATTATCATCATTAACAAACTTATATTTCATTTTTTATTTTCCCAATCGTTATATTCTTCAAACAAATAACCATCAGAATTTGCACCCTCAGTAATAGCAGCAAGCGCCGCATCCCTTATATTTCCCTCTACCATTTCCGCCAGTATTTTTAAACTTCCCAAGCTTTCCAGTTTTCTTTGTATCTGTGAAATCTTTTTAGATGCGTCTTCATACCCATCTTGTAAATCCCTTGTAGCTTCCTGAAGTTCCTTATCAGCAATTATTTTTTCAGCATGATTAACGCGATTCAAAGGAGCGCTTTTTAAATGTTCAGTCTGTCTTGCAATACGCCCACCAATAACCAAAGCCAGTAATTGATTAATTGCTTTTAATTGTTCTTGATCTTTCATGAATCCTCCTTTTGTAAAATGTTTTTCAAGCCTGATTTAATCAAGCCTTCCTTATAAACTTCTGCCCTTTTATCAATCTCTTCTTGTAAAGCTTCAAATTTTACTAATTTGTCAATTAACTGTTTGTTTGTGAGTTTTAAAATTTCATTTTCTTCTGATAATTTTAAAATATTTTGACATTCTAATTTCCAAGCTTTTTGAACTTTTTTAAAATCATCTAAAATTTTTCTTTTGTTTTCTCTCAAAGTTATAATTTCTGTTTTTTCTTTTTGCAATTTACCTATAATTTCAAAATTTTTTTCTTCTAATTTTTTTATTGAATCTTGAAACTTAAAAAAAACTTCGTTATTATCTTTTGATTTTATAAATTCTTGTTGTTTTTCATATTCATTTCTAAAAAAATTTAAATCTTTATTTTGTGATCTCAGTAATTCGTCATACTTATTTGACATAGCTTCTTTACTTTGTTTAATGGCTTGATCTTTTTGTTTCTTAAATTGTTTTTCTTTTCTTCGATATTCATTTTTACTATGTAAAATTGATTGTTTAACTATTTTTTTATTTGCTTTTTTATATTCGTTTATTCGTTTTTTCAGCATTTGATTTTCTTCTCTCGTATATTGTGCATACAGTTGATAATGTTTTATATCTTTTTCTTTTATTACTCTGTGATACCATTTCACAGCCATTTCTTTTTGTTCCTCCTCCTCCATAGAAGCAAACATACAATCGATTACATTTACAGTCTGATTTCCTGTTTTAAAGTTATGAATCCATTTACTAAGAAAAAACTTAAATTTCTTTAACTGTAAATTAGTCAACTCTTCCCGTACTATTTCCAGATTGCTTTCCCATTCCTGATACTTTTCAACATCATGGTCGGGTTCCCTTAATTTCTTTTCTAAGAACTTAATTCTCATCTTTAAATTAAATTCCTGATCCTTATAATCATATCTTTTGTTCACTTCAACACCTCACACGCCTTTTCAACGCCCATCGCGCAATCATACTTACTCATCTGAGTCAAAGCATCGCTGAACCCCAGATAAAATATACCTGAAGCTGCAAGCATCATTAGAAAATTGCTCATTGTGCAACCTCCTCTAAATCAGATAAATATACACTCGCAAGCATTAATTCATCTTGGTAATTCCAAAATTTAACAGTAGCGGTATTGCTTTTTCTGTTTAGTTGAACTACATCGCCATTAACGTCATCGTGTAGTTTGTGTTGAACTTGAGTTCCTAGTTTAATCATTTGGTTTAATTGGTTTGTTTACAATTTAATTATAATATAATTATTTTAAGATGTCAACTCCATATTTCATGATATATATTTAAAATATGACTTCAATAAACGATTTATACAACGATCCTAAAAATGCTCGTAAACGTACTGACCGATCTGCAAAGCTTATAAAACAAAGTTTAGAACAATATGGTGCGGCAAGATCAATCGTAATTGATGAAAACAATCGTATTCTTGCAGGCAATGGAACAATCGCAGGGGCTAAAGCCGCAGGGATTAAAAACTTAAAAATAATAGAAGCAAATGGCGATGAAATAATTGCTGTTAAAAGATCAAACCTCACAGAAGATCAAAAAGTAGGATTAGCAATAGCAGATAACAGAACTGGTGATCTTGCAGTGTGGGATATAGATATGCTTGAACAATTATCAAAAGAGCATGATTTAAACGATTTCTTTGATAGTGAAGATTTAGAAAAGTTAGGAGTTAAATCTCCAGAGTTTGATACTGGATCAGTTGACGATCAAGGACAATTAGATCGTTTAGATAAAAAAGAAATTGACTGTCAATGCCCTAAATGTGGATATGAATTTACAAAACAAATTTAGTTTAAAACTTGATTGGGCTACTTATGAAGCGACAAAATTTGCTTGTCTTAATTGGCATTACAGTAAATGTTTGCCTGTAGGTAAACTAGTTAAGATAGGAGTTTGGGAGGAAAATAAATTTATTGGTGTTGTTCTTTTTGGTAGAGGTGCAAATAAGTCATTAGGTAAGCCTTATGGATGCGATCAAACAGAATCTTGCGAGCTTGTAAGAATTGCCTTGAAAATACATAAAACTCCTGTTTCAAAAATAATTTCTATTGCTTTGAAATTTTTAAAAAAATCTAATCCTAAAATAAAATTAGTTGTTTCTTTTGCAGATATAGAACAAAATCATCATGGCGGTATTTATCAAGCAACTAATTGGATTTATGATGGAAAATCTAATGCTGCTGACGAATATTTATTTAAAGGGAAAAGATGGCACGGCAGAGCTTTCAGAAAAACGCATGGATCACATCTAAAATTTATAGATAAAGGATTAGAAATTGTTCAAGGTTCTCAGAAATATCGTTATTTATTTCCTCTAGATCAAAAATTGCGTGATACTCTTATTAAGAAGGCTTTGCCTTACCCTAAGCGTCTGAAGCAGGATTTAGTCAGTACCCCTGACAAGATCGGAGGGGCAGCACCTACCCAGACGCTCCAATAATTGTGGTAATAATATAAATATGGCAAAAAAAGGAACTCAAGCTGAAACTGTCGTAAGGTCACAGAAATTTGCTCGAATTATTGCAAATGGTGGCCGTAGATCAGACTGTGTTCGCTATGCCGCCGAAAATTGGGGGGTTGGAGAAAGAACTGTAGATAAGTATTTAAACATAGCCAGAGCAGAGTTGAAGAGGGATTGGGACATAGAACGACCTCAAATGATTGCTGATCTTTTGGCGCAATGTAGCACCTTACAAATGGAAGCTAGAAGGTCTGGGCAATATCATATTGCTTTAGGTGCTATAAATACAGCCGCGAAATTAGCACATCTTTGTTCATGAGTTTTTTAACTGATGTAAAGCAAGGTTACGTTTTACATCCTGAAAATTTTACAGATTCTATAAATATAAATTTAACCTTACAAAGAATAAAAAAAGATTTACATATAGGACAGCTTAATTTTGTAAACGATACAAAAACTGAAATTTTAGGACTATGTGCAGGATATGGATCAGGCAAAACAAGATCATTATTAGCAAAATGTTTCTACCTTTCTGTATTAAATCAAGGCTTTACTGGAATAGTTTTAGAACCTACGCAACCGCTGGTAAGAGATTTATTTGTTGCTGAATTTGAAGAATTTTTATTGAATTACGAAATTCCTTATAGTTTTAAATCTTCACCTCTTCCCGATTTCATTCTTCATCTTCCAAAAGGTGACACCCGCATAATGTGTCGAAGTTTTGAATCATGGCAAAGGATTATAGGAATTAACGCGGCTTGGTGCTGTGCGGACGAAATAGACACAGTTGCAAAATCTATTTGTGATAGAGCCTTTCCTAAAATACTTGGACGTCTTCGCGCCGGTAAGGTTCGTCAATTC